CCATTTTGACAGGGAGATTAGAGAATGCTCTAACAATAATTCAACATCACCAACAGATTCAAAAGTCTCTGTTTCTTCGTTGTAATATTCAGTTCCTTCAATGATAAGCTTGAGCATTCTCTAATCTCCTATGTCGATTACGACGCCGGGCCGGCCGCCCAAGCAGACCCATCCCAATGCGTTTGACCACCCACACCGGCAGTTGCAGTTTGAACATACTGCCCAGTAGTCCATGCAGTATTAGGACTAGCCGTAACACCGGCCATACCAGTAGTGATGTTGGGAGGAGGTGTTGACCCACCAGGTGTCCATGTTCCAGGCACACCGGCAGTAGCACCAGTAGCAACCGAACCTCCACCACCAAAGAGGGCAATAACCTCATCCGGCATTGGGAGCGTAGGACCTGCACCATTACCATAGAGAAGGGCCTCGAGTGAAGCCAAAGCTGTTGGATCTACGATACCAGAATCGACCACGATAAGTGAAGTAGGACTATAATCAGTTACAGGAACAGGAGTCGTAGAGATTTCCCAACTGAAGGTGATGGCCTCAGGAGAATCGTTGATGGTATTATATGCCTTCTCTGAAGGACTAGCGATACAACCATAAACAAGATGCAGCTTGTAGCCATAAGCATCGCCCTCGATATCATTACCCACTCGAGTACGATAAGAAAGACCAAACAGCTTCCTAGGCTGCTGGCCAACAAAGACACCATCAGCAGGAACGGCAAGACCATCAAACTGAGCCCACTCCTCAGGATAGGTGAACGCCTCGAGAGTCGCACCGAACTCCTCAGCAGAGATAAGGTTCAGATACTTGATGTTATCAGCGTACTGAGCAGTAGCTTCGGCTCCTGTCGGAGACTCAGTAACGCTGACGAGACCATTCCATGCAACGCCTTCGGCGTAAACGCCAGTAGCGTCTGGAATGTAGAGCACTCCATGATCGACGCCCGTTTCATAGAAACGCTCACCGATCTGATCCCAAACAAGTGCGGCCATTTGCTTTCTCCTTAGAAGAAAAGTTTGTAGACATCGTGATTGAGGTTGTCGGCAGTATAAAATCGATCAAATACGCACATTTGTAATTGAGCCACCTTATCTGGAATATCACTGTCAGGATTTCGATCAATGATCGTAACTAAATAACGTTTTCTGTGCTTATATGGATAATCATCAGCATAATTTATTTGCACATAGTCACGTTGATAAACAATACACGGATATTCCATTATAATTGTAGGTGGTGGCTGAAAATACACATGCTCTGTTCCTAAAATATCTAACAACAGAGCTTGGAGCTCAAGCCGTTGGGCCATTGTATACGCTCCCTAAATGCATGATGAGACGAGGACTCCTGACTTCAACATTTGTGACAGTCCAAAGAGTCCCCGCCCATCGAACGTACTTGATCTTGAAGAAATGTTTGATGGCATAGTCATCCGCAACGATGCTGATAGAATTACCAACTTTAATATCGTCGTGGAGAGTCTCTCCTGGTTCTAATTTACGTGTATCACGAATAACATCTCCATAATATGAAAATTTGGTAATGATATCTTCCCACACACCAGAACCTTCAGGAGTTTCTACGGAATCAGCATAGCCGACTTCTCCGTGGAATCTTGCCATCTTAACTCCTTTGTCGAATTAAGCTTGCTCTTCTTCAGGAGCAGAAGCCGCAGCAACTACACCACCATCATCTGGAAGTGAGCCATGGACCGGCGGAACGCTCTGTCGTGCATTAGGCGGCTCAGGAGAAATGATGTGATAAGGACCAGCAGGCGGAGGCACAAAAGTACCTTCCCTGATAACGATGGCCGACTTGAGCTTGACCAGGGCGCCGGAAAGCCTAGTCTCGATGAGATACTTGTACTGGTTGTAATCGATATCGAAATCATCGAAAAGGCTGACCTGACCGCCCTTATCAGCACCGATGTTGTAATCGTTCATGTTCACGATGACGGCATGAAGCGTGGGATCATCATCGAATACCTCAACCGGAATAATCGCAGAAACACGCATCTCGGAAGCAACCTGATCCAAGGAGCTGTAAATACGACGTCCCAAAGTATCCTTCATCAGCATGAACTGAGCGATAAGCCGTTCGTTCGTGTACATGGTCGGAAGCCCAGTACCACGATACAGCGAACGATATGCAATAACCGCATCGACAAGATTCCCTGCACCAGCAGGCGCAACGCCTTGGACGTCAGCGAGAACTTGAATGGTGAAGATTGGATCATCTGTGGCGATAGGACGAATACGATCCTCGAGAATCTTGTCCTCATCGTCAACTGGACGCCCATCACCAATGAGAATCGCTCGAGCAATTTCCTCATCGAGCATGATCCGCATTTCACCCTTCATCCACGCCACCACATCGAAGTCAGTGATGTCGAGAATATCATCCCGATCAAGCTTCTGCTTCTTGTAGACGGTCTGAGGATTGGTCTCTCGACGTGCAGTCGCAAAGAACTGTTCTTTCTTGACTTCACCAGTGATGTAGCCCTTCGCCCGAGCATCATCGTAGGTGAGATCCGCCCAGTGAGTCTTCACTCGGCTGAAAGGGCTCTTACGAGCGCCATTCATAACCGAATTGACCCATTCGGTACGACGAGAATAGAACTCAGGAGCACTCGTCAGAGCCGTAGCTTCTGGGAACAGCGTGTCAATCTGATTAATGCCATGAGCAAGGGCATAATTCTCAACAGCTTGCTTCAGTGAGCCATTCTTCGTCGCATCAGCGACAATGCCCTCAACATCCGCATGCGAGAGAACTGGCGAGGGAGTCTCCTTATCGCCCTTCTCGAAAACGTTACGGGTCATTGTTGAACCTTCCTGATCGGAATTGGCGGAATCGTCGTCGACATTATCTTGTTGGAGATCGGCAGTCTCAGAAAGAGCCTGACCAAGCATGAAGTGAAGAACCTGCTTCTGCTTATCGCTCATAGAATCATAAACTTCTTGCACAGTCTCTTCATCACTTTCATTAGTCTCTTCATCATCATTCTCATCATCACCATTAGCATGTTCAAGCTCAAGACCTGAGTAGATAATAGCTTCGTCATCAAGAGTGTCATCGCTGCCATCAGAGTGGCGGATTGTAACGTTTTCGATAAGAGCGCCAGGGTTAGCCCCAGAAAGAACGAGACTTACCTCACGAATTGCTCCATGAAGGACTTTACCAGCACGCTCTACGAGCTCATTGGCCCAAATAGAAAGCATTGTAATATCCTTGTGGTCCAAAAGACCCTTGGCATGGACCGCCTTAGCGGAACCATTGAAGAAACCATACGCATAGACGCCATCTTCACGATTCTCAAGAATGGCGTGGCCAAGAACGTTCTCCGGATCAGTATGACCATGCTGCCAAACAAGCGGAACCTTCGCCTTGTCTTGATGCTTGAATGCACCCGGCATGATGGTACGCCCATCTGAACACTTCAGCCCAGCCTTAGTTGCATAGCCGCTGAAATCAGCTTCCATTTTGACTGTTCCTTTCAAGAGAGCTAGGCCCCGAACTTTCTTCTGGTTGAGGCATGTTACTGTTCTTCAATTCATCTGCCTTTGCATCATCGGCTGGCGGAATTCCCATAAAGCCTCTGATCTCGTTTGCTGTGAGAATTTCATTACGAGTGAACTTATCAGCAATCTCAGCAATCTCAGTAACAGGAACAAGCTTAAACGGATCTCGGAAGTATCGAATCCGCTCACTTTTCTGCGTACCATGGGGCCCAAGGAACGCTCTTTGCATTGCTTCAATGATAGCATCAACAATCGGCTCAATTGTGCGATTGAAATAGTTAAGCATGTCCTCTTCTTTAGCTGTACCATTCATTACTTCCTCGGTTAAACCGAGTTGATTGTACAACATGCCTGTAAGATACTCGACTTGCTTAAGAAGGTTATTCTCAGCAGGTCGATTAAGCTGAGTGATCTTTTCGGTACCATCAGTATAGGCAATGCCATACTGGCTACCCTTGAGTTGGAACTCAATGTCTTCACGCCGCTTCTCTGCTTGCTGTCGGCGAGCTTCTGATTTAATTACATATGGAAGCTGGATAATGATGTCCAACTTTCCTGAGCTCGATTGTTCATCGACCGCATCAAGAAGTCCTAGCTTGCGAATTAATCGCTGAAGAGTTGAGTTAGGTTCATTCATAACTGCATAAAGAGGATTTTCAACGATAGCTACATAACGCTTTTCGAGCGTAATGTCTTCACGTTGGCCACGATTCTCATTATACACGCTAAGTCGAACGTGTTTTGGATACCAAGTAACAACTTCTCCGACTCTCATTGAATAGATGTCGAAAATTTCATTTGTTTCTGGGTTTCGAGTCGTATCCACAGGAACAATTGCCGCTACACCTTTATCGAAAAGTGTCATAGCAATGTCTTGTCTAAAAGCACGAGGTGCTTGGTCAATGTTTGTTTCTAAAGTAAGACATTGATTTAAAGCACTATCCATGTCCTTGGCGTAACGACCTTTATCATCCAACTTAACATGTTTAATCAAAATCCCGGCTACATCCACACTAATTCTTGTATAAATAGAGGAGACAATAGAGCGTTCGGTGTAGAAGTGTCTGCTTTGACGGGAAGGGGAGCCGCCACCATAATATGCCGTCGTACCAGCGAATTCAAAATCTTCAAGATAATTATCGCTACGAAAAGCATTCCAGGCCTTCTTTACTCTATCTAGAATCGGCAAGGTTCATCACCCCTTTAATTCGTCAATCGCTTTTCCCGATTTGGAACCTTATCCGAACGCAATTCATGCAAACCTCTAGCTGTAAGTCCCGCTCCAGTGCCAACAAGCGCAGCCATCGGTGTGTTTGCCATAAGAACTTTCTTAGCTAAAATAAAACCAGCCCCTGCCACTGCTAATTGAATAGCAACTTCTTTCTTATTTACTGATTTTCTATCTTCTTTACGCTCAGAACGAGATCTATCAAGATCTAATTCTCGCACCGCCTTATCTTTAAGAGTTGGTGTTCCAGACTTAAATCTTGATCGACGTTCACTTCTAGATTGTGCTCTACGTTGACCCCAACGCATACCTTTAACGCCAAAATGTTCTAAATAATCAAGTACTTCTTCATCATCAAAGATCATTCGAAGGCCTCCTTGTTAGCTTTGAAAGCTACATACGCATCCATCAAGGCCGATACATTATCAATCTTTTCGTCAGCTCTCTTTTTAAGAAGCTTACGATTCCCATTAGTATCTTCCAAAGTAACAGCGTTCCCCATGGCAAATGACATAAGTTCTTGATCGAAAATTAGCTTTCGTTCTTCAGCAAGAATCTTTAATTCTCCAAGAGGAACCGATTCTGTTCTTGCCCCCTGAATTACTTTCTCAATTCCGAAGGACCCATTTTCCATTTCCCATCTAGTGACAAATTCTTTAGCATTATATGGGTCAAACCCAAGGCAACGAACATCGTAGTCGCTCTGTTGTATGAAATTATCAAGGTCATCATAAACCTCCATCATATCAAGTACAGTTCCATCTAAAACATGAAGACTTCCTTCAGCAATAAATTCTTCATACTTAGCTCGCATAGCACCTGGAAGCTTCATTAATGTTAAAGATGTAATGTAACTTCTAGTTTTAACTCCAAAAGTATAATTTGAAAGTGGAAAGAGAAACGTAAACGCACAGAAGTCATCACCTTGCGAAAGGTCTGCTCCAAGAGCGCAAGGCAAGCCCCAAAACTCTCTAGTTCGATGCGTAAGTGTTTCTTCATAAGTGA